CGCTTACAAATGCTACCCCTGCTTGACCCATGCTTACGTTTTGAGCTTCTTGTACTGTATATGCTTGTATTCCACCTGCTTTTGCCATATTAACCTCCTGCCCTAAGGACTGACCGTCCGTGAATGGGCTCGTTTATTGTTACTTGATTCTGTGATTGCCAGGAGATATTCTTCGAGCTCCATAAATCTTGGCATTATTATTCTTCTCTATACATTTATAGAATTGCTTCATATAATATTCTCTTGTCTGAAAATCTTTCTCACCCTCTGATAGTCTTGCTTTGATATAGTATACTAATGCTTTAGCTAAATAATCCGATACTGGCAGATCCGAAGACTCATCAACAATAGAGCTGCTTGAGCTAGATGTATACTCTATTTCAATTCCATTTGTTACATTAGATAAAGGGCTCTTCCATGATCCTACCCCTTTAGGTAAGTCTAATCCACTATTTGGAGTGTAAGAATAATTAAGTCCTGTCTCTCCACCAGAGTAATCTTTCTCGAGCAAATTAAGCTTATTACCTTTTATGCTATAAGCATATTCTTTTTGACTAGCCATCAGAGTCTCCTATAAATACTTTACCTATTAGTCTTGGAACAGGTGCATAATCATCATTAGAATTTAAATGATTTTTAGCCCTAATGCCTGTTATTTGAACTGAGTCTGAAGGTAAATCATAATTCCTCTGGTCTTTTACTATATCGAGCTTAACGCTTTCAATGATAGTTTCGCTATCAATATTCATCTCCTCTAGACCATCCTTGATGTAAGCCAGCATTAAACCTGTATTAGTACTTCCAACTCTCTCCATTAATTCTTGTACTTTCATTATCTTCTCCTAGATGGTTGCGCTTGTTGTGGAGGTGAATCTGATAATCCTAAATACTCCCTATATTCTTTAAGTAGATCTCCATGCCTAGTACGTAATGATACTTCTAATTCATTGTCCTCATCGTCAAGCACTAATAACGTTAGTTTCCTATGCACTACTTTTATCGCCGCATATAACATTATTGCATGTAAATATTGATCAGGTACATTTCCTAGATATTTATGAGTTGAAGCGTTTAATAACTCATAAGCCCTACCATCGGTAGACCCTAAAGGTTCCATATTAACATAAGAAGCCTTAACCGGCTCATCATTTGATATGCTAGGGGATACGTCAACAGATACGTGACCCTTGTGATCGTTTATAGATTTCTCTATAATATAAATTGGATTAAACTTTGATTGATATAGCAAGCTAGAAACATCTTTAGTTCTATTAAAACTGCTAATACTACCCTTTGATGCAGTTCTATAGTCATCTATAACGACACCCTTATCATTAGTAAAGGATCCAGCTTTCCTCTTTATAGAGGCTATTATCCCAGAAGAAATAGTAAAAGGAGCTTCTGTAAACTCTTCTGTTACCGTAAATTGATCTAGATCAGAAGGAGACTTCTTTAATACATGCTTTACTACATCAGCCATACCTTCATAAATATACTGAGAAGTATTCTGAGCGTCAGAGATGCCCGCCAATACTTCTACCCTACTATTTAATGTTAATCTCGCCATATAATTCCTTTAATAAAACCCACCCCCTCCGTGGGGAGAGAACTTCCTGGGGAAGGGGCAGATTTATTTTGTTTATCTATGCTACTGTAAACCCTGTAGCATGAGCTGTATGACCAGAAACATACCAGTAGGTACCATCACTTACTAATTCCAAATGATCGCCAACTACTAAATCAGCTGTAAAGCTAATTGTTGTACCAGCCATCGAATCGGTATCATTATCAGCAACAACACTTCCCTTAAGAAGTGCTCCTGTTGCAGCAATAGTACTTACAGCGGTTGAGTCTGTTACTATGAATTTATAGCTTACACCTGCCTTAGGCGCGGGTAAACTAATAGTCCTCGCTACGGTGCTATCGACTAAATATGTCTTACCGCTATCTCCCATGTCAAGAGCATGAGATGATGCGGTTGCATAATCCATCTTGAAGATATATTCTCCAGTTTGGAAATTAGCCTTGCCACCTAGTTTAGATCCACTTCCATTTGCCATCAGTTACCTCCTTAAGCTAATACGTATCTAATATAGATACGAGCATTACCGTCGGCATGAGCAGAAGAAGTAACTTTAAGGTCATTATCTCCTGCAGCAAAAACACATTGAGCGGTATCTATAGTAGTTGGAACTACTCTAGCTTTATCAGTTGCACCAGACATAGCAGATGAGATAGCTGTAGCGCCATTTCCAAGAGTCCATGTTTTTGAAGTAACATTTTCTCCATTTGGAACTACTAACCATACATCTTGAATTTCAAATGCAAATGGAGTAGTAAAGGTTACAGTTTCACCACTTCCAGTATCATTGCATCGTAATTCAATTACACCAGCTTCAGCTTTTGCAGATGAAACTCCATCACCGCTATCAGTCGCAGTAATGTCATAATCTGGATTAGCTGCCATATACTTCTCTACTAGATCATCGAACTTATTTTGTCCATACATTGGATTTGCCATAATCAGACCTCCTAAGCTGTCCAAATAGCGTGAGACTCAGGCATTTCCCATTGCATACCAGCTTCGGTAAGAATGAGATCTACTCTGCGATCAATTCCGCTATTTTCTAATGTTTGGACACCAACGTACACTGAAGTGTCACGATTAATGCCGTTACCTACGAGTGGACGATATTTACAATGACTCATGTTAACACCCAATAACTTGATATTAGTACCATCAAGGTGAATGTTACGAGCTACGTTCATATCTCCATAAGGTGTTGAAATGACAGTGATGTCAATACCAAATACCTTCTTTTTACCTGTGATAGCTAGATCAGCACGATAGTTAGAAGAAACTTCAAGATTGTTCTTAAAGTATCCACCTAATTTATGCAACCAGTTATACACACCAGTACTACAGAAGAATACTGTGCCCTTGCCATTATTATAGCGAGGATCTAAGTATGCTGACATATCATCTAGGAAGTCATCTGAGGTCTTAGTATTAATATCAAGACTAAATGCATTTCCATATGTTGATATAAAGTCTACAGCACCTTGGGTATATTGTATACCAGCACTATCTACATATTGAGAACCAAACAACAAAGATTGCTCAATGTCGAATTTGTGCTCAATTAACTTTTCACGCCAAATACGTGACCACTCATTTTGCTCATACTTAAGAGCTGTAGCACGCATTGAATTGGTCATAGCCATAGATGTTTTCCAGATTTGAGTCTGTCCATATCCTGTGCCATAAGGTTGGTCTTTCCATGTTTCAGGATAACCAGATCCTTCAGCAAAAGCTGAGCCAATCACATAACACTTAAATTGTGCTAAGTCTTCTTCTGCTGCAGTAGTAGTGCTTGAAGCATCATTTGCAACACTTGCAGGCTCACTCATAAAGTAAAGACTGTCAGCTGTTACGCCTTTAACTACAGTAGCTGTTAAGTCAACATAGTTTCCATTATCAACAGCTGAATCAACCTTAGCTACTAAGTAGTCACTATATGAAGAAGCTTGAGAGCTATTATCAGCGGCAGCCAAAGGAATCTTAACTAATTGACCTGCCATAAAAAAGGTAGGTTTAGTTCCTGAAGCACCAATTTTATAGTCAACTGATTTGCCCATTACATTGGTTTTATTACCTGCTGATGCATAGTCTGTACCCATTCTCATATATAGGGTATTTCCTGCTTCTGACTCAGTTACTGAAGCACTATTTGCTGTAGCAAAAGCATCACCACCTGATAGTACATATGCATAACGTTTATGCCATGAGCCACGTTTTTCTGTGAATTTAAAAGCAGGATCATCAGTTCCTTGCTTATTCACCTTACTTACGAATCGAAAAAATGGATCCTGAGATAGTGCTAACTCAGATACACGCTCACCGAAGTTATACTTTCTTCGTAAATCACCTGTACCTAGAGTTGTACCTAGCCGACTACCAGCCGAACCTAGTGCGTTATCACCTAACGCTGCACTCTGCAGTCCATTTTCAAAGATATCATCTGCCATGAGATTTATCTCCTTTTATTTAGGTTATTAAAATGGCAGAATAACAAAATGTTACCCGCCGAACAAGTCGTCAAAGTCCGCAGATGACCCAGCAATAGAATCAAAAATTTGATCGTCTGCTGATTTATCTGCCCTTGGACTATTGACTCCACTAGCGCTTGTTGGTATGTTTCTTACGTTTCGCATTTGGGTCATCATGTCTTCTTTAGTTGCGTTTGCCACATTAGCATTAGTCTTACCTTTATTCTGCAAGAAGTAAAGATCTTCTAGACTAAGCTTACGCTGTTTCGCGCCACTAATGATTTCATTAATCTGTTCATCATCCATGCCATGCTTTTCTTTAAAGGTTGCAATCTCTTCTAGCTGAGCTTGTTTAGCTCTAGCCATGACTGCTTGCTTTTTTTCGCCAGCCAAGATACCTTGAACACGCTTTTCGACAGCTCCATCTACATGAGCATTAAACACTTTAGCAGAATCTGACTCTGGATTTTTTAATGCTTCATCAGCATCATATACAAAATCCTCATCTAATCCTAAGCTTTGTGTAATGTTCTTTGATGGTTCACCACCATTCACCAAATATCCACGCACATGATCAACAAGACCACTATCGCGTTTCATCGCTTCGAGAACTGGTACAAAGGGTTTTAAATCATTCAAAGTCTCGCGCATCTTTACAGCTTCGCGACTTGAGTCCTTATACCGCTTCTCCCAATCAACCGCTTTATTTGTAGGGTCCGTAGCTCTTGCAGGGGTTATCCTTTCGGGTTCCTGACTCGCTTGTGGAGTTACCTGTTCTGGCTGATCATCTAAAATCGCCCCATTAACTTGGCGATCCATTGCTTCAAAAAAATCCGAAGAGCCTCCTAGAGGGTTACCTTCTTGGTCTTTTGACATAATATTTATCTCCTTTCAAGATATATTAATTTACTTATTCTCTTCCTTTGTAGTCAAGGCTTTTATTCTCTCAGCTTCGAAATTGCTCAAACGCTCATTTACATCGCGATTGTGCTTAAGTCTCTCATTCCTGAGGTGCTTCTGCTGAGCCTTGGTTTCCATAACTTCTTTATCTACCTGAAGCTTGGCTTTGTCTCTATTTGAGTTAACCTCAACAGTTGCTTGCATAACCTTGTTTTTAATGCCAGCTTGAACTAATTGGCGCTCTAGAGTTTCTATTGTACCTTGAGCATCTTTAAGTTGGTTCTGAGCTGACTCAGCCTGACCCCTAAGTTGCGAGTACATACTCTTACGCTTAGCAATTTGCTCTTTATTTCTAATATCGGTTTCTGCTAACAGAGCGATATCATCAATAACTCCCAACTGCATTAATGATTTTAGCTCATCTAAATATGCCCAGCGATTAACTGGCAATGTTGAGCCTGCAACTACACGTATATCAAATTTACCTGTAGCATAATCTTTAAACTTACCAACAGCTTCCCCTAAGTCATTGTAAATAGGAACGTTAATCTCTACTTGTCTATCTTCTTGTAATGCGCTAGGTTGAACTATTCTAAATACTTTGTGTGCTGTGTATACGGATTGCGTGAATTGCGATGTCACAATACCTAATTGTTTTAATGCAGGTTCTATAGAGTTCTTTAACCATTGCTTAACTCTACGGGTACCATATTCATCCATGGCAAGCATACCTCTGTATGTTTCATGCTGAGATGATGTATCTCCCTGCATAGCTCCATATATACCAGCTAAATATTCCATATCCCCTTTCCCTTCATTAACAATCCCATAAAATGCATTTGATAATGGAGCGGGTTGAACTGGAGTTGGAGGTGTTGAACCAGGCCTTATTGGCAGTAATGCCCCAGGAGAAGATGCATATTGCTCCCAGTAGTCAGTGTCAATACTTCCTTCTTCATGCATCCATCTCAATGAAGATCCAAGTGAAGCATTGTGAACCATTAACTGATGAGCCTTATTTAATTCCCTTTGCTTGCCTATTAATGGAGATACTGCAGATATAGGAAATGGAGTACCTGTCCATTTAAATGAAAATGGCACAATAGGATACTCTTGTATTTTTTCTGGCAAATAAGTTTCATATAGAGTCTTGTCACCAACAACTACACTCTGCTTAATCCTTGTTCCGAAGAAATCAATCTTATCTACTATCATACTAGCAAATAGCTTATCCTTCGACATAATCTTAAATTCTTTTTGACTGATAACTCTATTTTCAATCTTAGATGCTTCAGCCTGCATTTGGCTCATATACTCTTGCCTTGCAACTTCTAGTTGCTGTTTCATTGTATCTTGAGCTTTTTGTAGTTCTAATTCATATCTTTCTGGTATCATAGAGCCATCTTGCACAGCCTGTTGCATTTTAAGCTGTTGCTCTTTTAATTGAACAGACATCTCTTGAGCCATCTCTTTCATTCTAACATCTACTTGATTTTGTATTTGATTGAGAGTAGACTCATCAGGTGGTACGCGATAAAATACATTTACATATGCAATTCTATCTTTTTCATATACTTCAAATAGTTCTATAAGCTTATCGGTCTCTCCAGAATTAGGATCTATACTTTCAGACTCAGGTATATCTTTATAACTAAAATCTTTCTGGTCATTTCCTGATGACTTTTCTGTATATACATAATCTACATTCTCTGATGATGCAGCATTATTAATTTTACGAGTATGGTCTGGATATAGTTTTTTGATATGTCCGGTAGGAAGAACCTTCCTAATCATAATAAATGAAGCGTCTCTAAATAAACTATCTCTAGATTTAGGGTCTACATAGACGTCAAATGGCTCTGGCTGAGTAATTTTTACATCACCCATACCATTATCAGAATCAGGATCAACAGTTACCATTAAGTATCCAACAGACTTTGTAATCGCATCATTTACAGCATTGGCATATAAAGTTCCCCCATCAGATCCGTACCATACATAATCAGCTATATCTGAAAATACAGCAGCTACATCAGTATCAGAACCCTCTGCAGCAATAGCTTGCCATCTAGGTGTATTTGCTGTAGCATAAAAATTTAACATCTCTACTACAGGCATAATCCTATTAATTGTAAAAGTAGGCATTCCTTGCTCTTCTAAAGATATTCTCTCATCATCTGTTAGTTGATTATCATTAGAAAAATCAAATCCTTTTTGGTTCATGTACTCCCATTGAACCCTGGTACTTGAATTTACTCTATTAAATAACTGCCTTATTCTTTCAGCTGTTTTATCCTTGCGAGCCATTAATCTCTCCTATTATGCTGTTGCAATAAACATTTCCAAGTCTACTGTAGCGGTATCTGCAATTCCAGTTATACTAGTTAAATCCTCTAACGTATCTCCTGTAATATCCCCATAATCCACTACTCCAGTTGCTGCGGTAGAATCACTTTGAATTAAGAAACTTGCTCCAGGATCTAGCCTTATGGAATAGTTCGTAGAAGCAGCACCAATAGTGGTAATCATCACTGAATTAGTATCATCCTTATTCGTAATCCTAACATACCTTACATCTCCTGCTACATATGCACCTGCACCATAAGCTGCGGCAAAAGTTATTAATGTTATTTCTGAAGTAGGGCAAGTAACTATCCTTCTCTCAGCCTCATTCACCCCTGATATAACCATCTTATTAGAAGATCCTTGAGCTGTTCCATTTAAAGTTAATGCCTCTGATAATGTTATTGTTAAGTCTGCCATTTATGTCTCCTATGAACTTGCTATAAATACTTCAACATCAGATGTGCTTGCATCTGTGTCTAATTGAATTGATGATATATCTGCGTTTGCTAGTAATGCAGATGTAGCAGCAGCTGCTCCAAATGCATCATCAACATCAAATAATACAAAGCTTTGACCAGCTGCTAGTAAAAATGAAGCAGCCTCAGTAGCAGCACTACTATTTATCTGAATTGTAACAACCTGACTGCCCAAATTAGTAAGTCTAATGTATTTTACATTCGCAATAATATATGTCCCTGCTGCAACTTCTGCATCAAAAGCGGCAACTGTTGTTAGAGTTGTTGTGGCTGTAACAATTCTCTTTGAGATCTCATTAATGCCTGAAATTGTTTTTGTATAAGTACCACCCTGCTGAACACCATTTAAGGTGCAAGATTCCGTAATCTTTACTACTAGTGGGGCTGATGCTATTGTAGTTGCCATATTTTCTCCTGTTTAATCTTTAATTTCAAAATGTGGGAAATCATCAAATTTATTGTCCATTACTTGCCAGTCTTGGTCCCAATCTCCACCCCACCGTATGTTATGACCCATCCCACGAGCCACCCCAAGCACAAACCCTGCAAAAAGAGTTTGACGCTCTCTGTCATCCCAGTCAACGGGATAAGGTGTGACATCAACAGCACGACTAGGCATAGCATTATGCCTGCCATTAGGGAAGCGAACTTTGCTCTTTCCCTCGTCAACAAATCTGTTTTGTCTTTCTTCACCTCTGTGTCCCTCTAACACTGAGCAATCTATATATTTAATTACTTCATTAAATATCTCTTGCAATCTATCATCACATGTCGCAAGTCTTTCACGACTACTTTTTCCAAATTTAGGCATAATCCCTCCTACTTGTGTACCTTAGTTAAAAATTCCTTAGGAAGACCTTCTGGGAAATAACCAACTAATGCTTGTGTTGGATTTGTGCTCGATACTTCCTTGTTTAAATATTCTAATGGCCATCTATCCTTCATTTTTAATCCACGCATATTAAAATTCTCTATTACATATGATTTTGGGACTTGAAATTCAAGCATATGACCTACCTTCTCTGAAGTTTCATCAAGGTTCTTGGTCTTCATAAACTCTTTAGCTAAACTTTTATTTTGAGTAACCCAAAGAGAAGTTTTAGGAGCTACACGCTTTGATAAATAATGCCCTCCTCCAACCCAATTCCCATCTTGCACCATTTTACCTGGATGCCATTCATCGATTCCCCTAAAAAATGTAATCATATCCTCACCAGATTCTTTAGCCGCTTTTAATGCTTTCTTCGTAGAAACTGCCTGGCCTACAAATGGTATCATTGCCGCAGCCGATATAGCTGCATCTCCAAACTCACCCTCAAATGCATATAGTAATGCATCTGTTGCATCTGCTAGATTGCCTAGCCCTGGCATAAAACCAGCAACCATTAAGGCATCATGTATCTTTTCCAATCTAGGATCAACCTCTTCCATGCCGAATAAATCAACAGAAGTATTGTCTTGAGCTGTATAATTAAAAGCTATATCATCTACCTTGTCGCTCATGCTGTAACCCAACTCTTAGCCTTAGGCTTATGTTTACTCCATACACCACTTTTGTTTTGCTTGATTGATTTTGGAGGATGTGCATACTTACATGCATAAGCCAAAGCGTCAATCGTATCATCATGTCCCATTCTAGGGCCAAATGTAATTATTTCTTGCTGCAAATCGTAGTGATCCTTTTTAATTTTAACCGCACCAACCGCAAACCTTTGTGCCAAGATTTCTTGTATTCTATCCCTTTTAGACATTCTATTGCCTGGTTTTTCTGCAGTATACTTAACAGTGAAGTCATTCCTTCTCCGCATTTCTGCATTAATAGCTTGAAATACTGGCTTCGACATAGTTGTGTCTTCAACGCAGAATAAGCTTGGCTCATAAATTTTATTATACTCGAATATATAGTCAACAATCCCTTTCTTATCGTCTCCTGGTATTCCAAGGACAGGTAATGACCGCTTGCGAAGATAATCAAGTACATAGCAATTATTATTAGCATCAACACCCAAAGCGAGTAAAACGCTAAAATCACTGTCCCTGCGAGTACTATCTGTAGCAGGATCGACCCCCACGAACACATTAATGGGAAGCTCATCACCTTCAGCCGTTCTAACATACGAAATACCCGTATCCTCATCCTTATAAAAATTTCCTTCCCAGTTCTTAATATGATGCCGATTAAAAATCGAATCTGCCTCATTCTGAACTTCCATCATATATTCTTGATAGAACTTCTGCGGAACTCCATTATCCGCATAAAACTTTTTCTTTCGCTCCATTTCCTTGTGGCCAAACCACGAAGGCCATAAAGGAGTGCCATCTGGCATTATTGCCTTATGGGTTATTACATCCCACGAAAAATCTTGACCTTGAACTTGCGCTTTATTATATCCATTAAGGATGTTGGTAACAAAAGCATCGAAGTGAACAGGCGTACCATTGATACGCAAACGACCAGTACCAGGCTCAAGAGCAGGAAACACAACAGCAGTAACCAAATTAGCAATTTTTGACCTAGCCTCGGGAGTCCCTGTGTTGTTCTCATCTTCGAAGTCATCAAGAACAATGAGGTCATAGCGCTTATGTAACTTAGCACCTCCACGTATCCCAGAAAGGTTAGATTTACTAATGAGTTTACAACCATTCTTAAGTTCGATATCATCTTCAGTCCATTTTCTCCCTTTAACGTCGCCGAAATAATACGAAAACCTTTCGTTATATTCCAAATGATATTTTACATAATCTAAATTTGGCACTGAAATCTTACTTGAAGCGGCCACCCAGCCGTAGAATAATGGGCCCTCTGCAAAAACAAAATCATGCAATAAACTGCACTTAGTTAATACTGTCTTCCCATGACCACGAGGCAATACTACTGCCAATTGCTTAATACTTAAATCATTAAGCTTATCTGCAACAGCATAATGAAAGAATGGCGTTTCAGACCGCATAAAGTCATCTGGTAGAAATAACTTCCCAAATGCAATAAGATCATTCTTTGCAAGAAGTAATTGCTCTTCCATTGCTGACACATTGTTTAAATTTATATTACTCAGATTTACCCCACTTGCCCAAAGGGCAGAATGCTTTTTTAAATTTTACCTTAGCTACCATAAAACAGCCACACTCTTTACATCTATTCCTAGCTGTTAACTCATCACAATCATTGCATATATCCCATCTGGCAGATGAAGTCTCCTTGTCTACCATACCGCTAATCATTGCTGACAAGCCTTTTAGGTCCATTACCCCTGCGCAGCAATCATTCTACGAAGCCCTTTTAATGCACTTTCTTTCATTAATGCAGTATCGCGATTATATACATCATGCCATACATTAGCAGCACCTGGCTCAGAATCTTTATCTCTAAGCACTTCATGAAATCCAGGATTAGGATTATGTAATTTTACAAAATTAGGAAATTCCATAGTAGAGTATCTATCATTAGACTCAGCTTTACTCATTTGAGCGTTTTGAAAATATTTAAACATAGCTAGGTCATAGGCCTCTTTTTTGTCTGCAGGCAAGGCTTCATACTTAGCTTCCCCAGATAAACCCTCTACCTCAAACAAAGGTAGTTCATCTGAGATAAATTTATTCATTATAACGTCTTCTAATTGACGGACTTCTTTTTCATTGCTCATTTTAACTCCTTGGGCCGTTGCACCTCTTCTAATGCATTCTCACTAAAACCTTTAAATGCGCCTACGGCTAATGTTGTTGTGTTAGTTCTAGTCTTGTCTTCCATATCCATAATATCAGCCAGCTTAAAAAGAGCCTTTAAGCGAGTATCATCCTTTTCGGATGAGAGAATAACCTCCTTGATGTTATTAAGAATAAACTTCTCATCTATATCTAACTCTTCCAAAACCGGCTTTAATTCTTCTTTCATAGCTGTCCTTATTCTTGTAGTCTTAACTAGCTGTGCTGATTTAAATTTAGCATACCCTGGATCATTAGTAGGATATGCCCTCATATATGCATCCTGTGGCGTTAAGCCTGATGCTAGGTATACGATAAAAATCTGCTCACATTTAGACAGATTCTCTCTCTCCACTAAAATATCATCTGAAAGCTTTCCTCCTCCAAATGAGTATATATTAATTCTGCGAGAAGTATCCATCTTGGTGCCACTATAAGCGGGGAATGTCCCAGTGCATGTACCAACATAAGCAACTTCTCTATCTTTCCCCTTCTGACGCTTCATAGTTCCTTGGCGTAAGACCTCAAGAACGCAGTCGTCATCAGCTTTAATCCAGTCTCCGACACAACCTTCTCTCCAATTCGACCGAACAATCAGCCCTTTTGGAAGTATATCATCTGGATCAAATACTTTATGCTCTATACCGTTAACACGGTAAACTCTCATTATTTCCCCTCTTTATAGTTCCCTTTAGGATACCTATACTCTATAGACCCTGTTTCTTCTCCATGCACTTTATCACCATTAGGTAAAACATGCAGCTCATCCACCGGATGGCGCTCGCCTGAATGTGGTCATGTATGGTATTTAGGCATTAATAGCCCTTAGGTGCTTTAGAGGATTTAGAGGGCTTTTTCATCCCTTTATATTCAACGCAATCTTTATATGCTTTACTTCCCTTCGGGAACTTCGCTCCGCATTTCTTTGGACTTGGCATCTTTAGCCTCCTTCTTTTTAGGCTTTGCCTTAACAGCAGGCTTCGCCTGTTTCTTTTCAAAATTATCAAGATAAAGATAGATCTCCCTGAATGACTCTCTCATTTGTAGCAATTCAGCAAAAACTTCTTTACGTAGCTTCTTTATCTCTTCGTTTAAACTATAACCATCTAAACTAGGCATTCTCTTCCTCCAATTGTGGTTCTTTCAACTCTTCAACTTCAGCATTAATTTGTGCTAAGCTGTCTTCCATTGTGTATATCCTGTATGTCAACTCCTCAATAGAATTAGTAAGAGTACCTACTAATTGCTCTATCTCATACTTGTCCATTACAGTGTCCTTTCTATTATCCTGTAAACCATTCCTGTAAACTTCAATTCTTTTAGCAAACGCTTGTTTGCGTAAAAAGAATTATTAAACTTCCCAGAGTTTACTAACACTCTCCGAAGATGTACCCATTAGCAAGTAACTCCAGGGTTTCTTCATCCCAATACTCTGATACATCTACATTGTTATAGTGGAAGGCAGTGTGATCCTCAAGTATCTCCTCAGAGATATACTCGATTTCCTCCGTCTCTTCATTGTATTCAATTGTCAAAACGTAAGTCTTCATAATCACCTCCTATTTATACCATATATATTATATACTTTACTTCTAAAATGCAATAAGTTTTTTTATCCTCTTAACTACCTATAAAATCAATCACTTAGAGCTATTTCTACTCCATCGGCACATTCTTCGCAACAATCGGATTGACAATCCCACTTTCCTCCTTGCCCTTCGGGCGTCGGAAAGCGAAAAGAATGCATATGATCTGCTGCACAATAATGGGGACACATCGATATATCTTCCGTGTGCTCCATGGCCATACCCAGTAGAATAGCCACCAATAGTATAATCATATCCTCCCAAGCTAGCACTCTGGAAAATATTGAAAAAATTTTTTGAGGTTGATGTTATTGTTATCCATATCTATCAGTAATTTAGAATCAAAAAGGTTAAAAACCAAGAGGTTTCAAAAATTATAGGATTTGTATGTGTGGCTAAAACTTGTCACCCATCCGGGTGAGAAAGAGTATTCACTTTCTCGTTTACGTTAAAAACCAAATAAAAAGGAGTTTTATTATGAAACCAGGTGATACATGTATCATAGAGTGGGACGTTGATGGAATGTTATGGGAAGTAGAGATTGAAATGCTTAATGAGCAGAAGGTGAAGAATGGTGTCAAGCGCGTGAAGTTTGCTCGTGTTGATGACCCTAACAAGCAGTACAATTTCACCAAGAAGCAACTCAATTCACTACTTGCTACTGAGTGGGAAGCTTTCGATGGGGAGGAGTTCTAACGAACTCTTTTCTTGAGTGTAATATCGGGGTGTGTATACCATTGCGTGTGCACACTCACGTATCTTATTATAATAAACTTATACCAATCAATTGACTGATGACACCAGGTGTCTTTACCTGGCCACTATAGAGATATCCAACGTGCGGTAGAACAGATGAAAGGGACGATCCTGAGTAGTCTGTTCGCAGTCATTATTATTTTATAGCGGGATGGAGAAATGGCAACTCACTTGGCTCATAACCAAGAGATTGGGGGTTCGAATCCCTCTCCCGCAACAATAAAAGTATATCCCA